TTGACAATGTCTTCTGTAATCCATCCGAAACGATTCGCCGTTCACCAACCGGGCGCTGTAAACAATTAAACAACAATTTTTTCCAAAATCATGTCATCACGAACAAAGTCATAATAACCAACCTCAGATAAAACCATCGGAACCACAACTCCCAAAGGGTAGTTGGTAGGATCTTGTAGAGAAAACCTAACCTTTTCCAAATCTCGCAAAGCGACTAAAGGGAAATAGGACTGGAATTCCAAAGAATCAACGCATTTTCTTAACGGGCATGGACGCATAGGTTTCATGCCAGATAACTTCTTCCACATTTTTTCATTGTGGCGAAGTATTTGATCGGACATCGCAGTAGGACTGGTGTCAAGCATATCAATTAAGGAAACATCGGACGCAAGAAGTTGGGCACAAACCAGACTAGAGTACATTTTACTGAACTCAAGTACATATGGTTTCACCGCATCATCCGTCGAAAGAGCTTTTTTAGGCCTAAACGGCAACTCTTTCAAGATTCTAGAGTGGGTCAGCCAAGAAACATTGGCTAGGGGTTTCTGGGGAGCCATCTTACTGAAATTCAGCAAAAGATGGCTGAGTCGTTGTAAATCGGCTCGACTCGGACCAAACCGAGAAGTCAAAACCAAACGATCATCGTCCACGTCACTACTCATTCTCTTATAAAGAAAAGGCAGACCTAGACCACCAGCCCACTCAGGAATAAACCAGGGTACCCTGTACCGTGAAAGCGTCTTTGCATGGAAGTGAACAAAGGAAGACAAAAGTCGTTCCCTTATCCTCTCCGGTGCAGAGCGAAGCATTTCACGAGCACAGGCTGAGATGTTCTCACCCCAACCCTCTCGGGCCGAGTATGATTTCAAAACCTTCACATCAACAGGCGAAGCCTTACCTCCAGATCTTTTTTTCAAGCTGAACAAACCCATGTTCACACACTTGACTTCTTTCCAGGGGTTATGCCTCAGGATTGATTTTCCATATCTCACATCAAGTACATTATCCGTATTTATAACAGACTGAACGACCGGACGTGGATTCTCAGTATCAAACAAGTAACAAGTACTGTTGATATTAAGAAGAGAAGGACTTACATAAACCTTCCCTACAGACGGCTCAAGACCAACATAAGCTGAAATCTTTTGCCAAAAACCGTATCCTTCCATTGACAGTTTCAAACCAGCATCATCACCATTAAACATGCACGGGAGCTCACTAAGAGACCAAACCCGATTGTCATCCAACTCGGCCGACCACCTGCAAACAGCAGCATTGGCCAAACAGAGTATAGGAAAACTGACAATAGACCCCATCAATTGACCATTTTTTTGCAAGTGGGTAAAACCATTTGTATCGGTCCAAAGATGTTGAGTCAAAGCACGTTTCAGCAATTCACTGATCGAGTGGGGAAGACCCGCCACCCGCGATATTTCATCTGCAATACATTCTGAAACAAAGCTCCGGAGATTATCCGTCGCAGCCTTGTAATCAACAGAAACGAAAAGCTTATTTAAGGCTAGTCGTTGGCCCATTCGGGACCAAATGTATTCCTCACTCGCAGGTTCACCAATCAAAGTGAATGCAGGGTGAGCATGAACATTTCGCCAGAGAAACTTCTGAAGAGGTTTGAGAACAGTATTCAGGAGTGGAGGACCTTTCGTTATGACACGAATTTTCA